GTTTGTATTTGTATAAGTTGTTTCACCAGGTTTCTTAATCTTCCATTGTAAATCACTATCTTTTGGATATTGTATATTCCAATCTACCGTACTTTGTTTTAAATATTTTCTCATTCTTTTACTCATAGGTAAAATATATCTAAATTGTTTTCCTTTTACTCTACTTAATTTTAATTCTTTTAGTTGTTCAGGATTTGGTCTCATACCTATTTTTCTATTTTTAGTGTTTGGTATTATACCTTGCATTGTTCTAGGGTGTACCTTTTCACCTTTATCTGTAACATAAGTGTCTGTCCATATATAACCGCCATATAAAAAATTAAATGCTTGATATACATAACCAGGTTTGCCTACAATACCATCTGCCCAAGTGAATAAAAATTTTATATCTGATTTTTGTTTTAACCATCTCATTACACTTGATAACATTTGTGTTTCACTATTTTTACCCATGCTATCATCCATACACATTTTACCTATTTCAAAATAATCTTTTGTATCTAATTTTGGAAATAATTTTTGTATTGTATGTTTAGGTCTAGTACCCCAACCAAATGTTATAACACCTTGTAAAATATCATCAACATAGTAACCACAATAATGTTTTGTTAATCGTGGCATAACTGGTGAATAATGTCTAGTCATGATAAATTCTGCTGCCATATATTTGTTTATTTCT